TGGCGCAGAGAAGTCTTTCCACACTACAAAGCGGGTCGTAAGAAGAGCCGTGATGATAGTGGATTAGACTGGTCATCCATATTTGACGCATTGAACATGGTGCGTGATGAGATTGACGAGTTCATGCCTTATCCTGTGATTAACATACATGGTGCTGAGGCTGATGATGTGATTGGTGCATTAGCAGAGTATAGCCAGACAGCAAGTACTGAAGGGAAGCTGTTTGCATCTGCTGAACCATTCCTAGTTATATCTGGTGATCACGATTTTGCCCAGTTGCAGAAGTTTCCTAATGTGTCACAGTATAGCCCCGGCAAGAAGAAGATGATTAAAATCACCGAACCGGCTCACAATGTACTGATGGAGCATATCATTATTGGCGACAGAGGTGATGGTGTGCCTAACATGTTGTCAGACGATGACACTTTTGTTACAGAGTCTAAGAGACAGCGTCCTATTCGCACTGTTCTAAAAGAAGAGTGGAAGAAGCAACAACCATCTGAATGGGTGACTGGTGAGATGGCTCATGGCTACAAGCGCAACAAAAGACTGGTAGACCTGTCAATGACTCCACAAGAGATCAAAGATGGCATTGTTGACTCATATGAAGCACAACAAGGCAAGGGTCGAGCAGACTTATTTGGCTATTTCGTGGCAAAGCAGTTGACTGGTATGATGGATGTCATTGAAGATTTCTAGTATAAATACTGAGGTAAGCCAAATAAATAATGGAGTAAATGATGAAATTTAGACAAACTAATGAGGGTTTTGATTGGGTGTTCTCAGTCAGTAGTTCTACAGAACAAGCCGACCGGCTAAAGCAATGGGCAAGTACGAATCAGTCACTAGTACCATTGGTACGACATGGTGTTGGTGCTATCAAAGCCGATTGGGGCATACCAGAAGGTATGCCAAACACAGTCAAGCTAGAGAAAGATATACCTGCGGGAATGTCCAATTCTACCATTCAACTAGAGTGGCGTAGAATCAAGGGATTCTTTGATCCCACTGCCAATATCCATAACTTGAAACAGCCTCAACGAGAGACAGTATGGGTTCAGATACTTGAAGCAGTACATCCAAGCGAGGCAAGCATTCTCACTGCTATGAAAGATGGCACGTTGTTGGCTGAATATCCACAACTGGAAGCGGTACTTGGCACATTAGGTATCACCGACTACAACAAGCCAGTTGCTAAGAAAGCTAAGAAGAAGAGAGTTACTAAGAAGAAATCTGCGGCTTAGGGCGATATGGGTCATATTCTCTGCCCCATTGCCATTCATCTGGAAGTTTGAATTCAAGTAATACAAGGTGCCGCGAGCCATTCGGTTCAACGCACCATTTTCTTTTAGGACGTTGAAAAGCCTTCATCCTAATCAATTTGATTGTCTCATCGTTATGTTTACGACCATACATAGGATTAAACTCTCCCACTCTGGTACCGGTCATAGTATCACTGATTTTCTGTTTATGCTCTTCGGTCCATCCCTTCTTTCTGGATGGATGCTTATTGCCGAGCTTGGCTTTCTTGATTCTTTCGCGACCTTCAGGAGTATGCCATCCAGTCCTATCTCGGCATTTGTCCACTATGGGTAAGTCTTTCTTATTGTAATGGATCACATAATCGCGCACAGCCTCGACAGTTGATAGCTTGATGATCAACTCGCGTGGCTTAGGTACTGCTTGGAGGCTATTCTCATCCACTATCCAGAACTCGGATTGGCGTTGGAATAGAAAGAATCGACTGGCTCTAGCCATGATATACTCATAAAATAGGTGATAATAGCACTATTTATATGCAAAATAAATGCAAATAAATGCAAATAAAGGTTGACTTTGCCTATGGATGTGTTATAATAGTTGTACAAATTGAGTAAAGAGAGAGAGAAATAGATATGTCAACTTACAATTACGCAGATTCAATTACCTTCACCAAAAACTACTTCTATCAGCCAAATCGTGATGTATTTGCTCCGTCTTTGGCTGCGGTGAACAACCCTTCTGCATACGATACTATCATAGTTGATGAGGACATTACTGCCCAAGCTATGGATATAGTGATGGAGAAGTACCTTGTTGATCGAAAGAAGTCTTTTTGCCCCGCACGAGATAATGCATAAAAGATGAAAATAAAGGTTGACATAGCCTACCAGTGTGTTATAATAGTATCTGAAATCGAGTAAAGAGAGAGAGAGAGAATATGACTTTAAGCAAAGGTGTTATAGCAAACATGTTCAGTGACGCAGAAATGATGGAGATTGGGCAGGTTTGTCGCCTGTTAACTCCTTCTAGCGAGACTGAAACTGGGTTTGCCCAAGTCGAGGTCACTCGTTTAACTGCTGAATACTTCACTGTGGAGAATGTATAATGAAGATTGTAACTCAAACTCAAATCCGCGAGAACTATGGCGCACATGATTGGAACGGCGAGGGTGAATGTCCTCAGCACTGGAAGTACAAGGGCGGTAACACATACGTCACTGAGAATGTGACCATAGCCCAAGCGCAAGACCGCGACTTCTGGAAGTCTATTGGTGCCGCTATCACGACTTATAATGAGTCCTGGGAAGAGTACTCAGTTGGCTATGAACTCTTAGATGAGGGAGAGCCAGTACCATGTGAAGAGTGGGATTCTCCTATCATCCTAAGTGAAACCGCCATTGAGGGTTTATTCAATGCAACTCGCACAAGCAAAACCTTTGGCTGGAGGAATGAGAATATCATCCAAAAAGAGGAGACATGGATTCAGAGTGGTGGTGAGCAGTCAGATTATCTTTTGCGGTTTCTCACTAAATCCGGTGAAGTTCTGAACTGGCGAGGAGAGACAGTAGCCGCTTGACTTGTCTAACCTTTCCTGTTATAATAGTAATATCAATCAGCGCGGAGCTATAAATAACTATGACATCTAAACCCTGGTATTACGGAGAACTACGCACTGACGTAGAATTTGCTGTACACGACTGGATAGAAACACCAAAGCATCCAGATTGGGGTGCGTTACGCAATGCGCTCATGGAAATCACCGATTGTAATCAGACATTGGTGTATGACATTCTACAAGATATACGAGATGGCGGTATATGAACATATTTTATCTTGATCAAGAACCCAAGCAGGCTGCCCAGTGGCATTTCGACAAACATGTAGTCAAGATGATTGTCGAATATGCACAACTTATGTCCACTGCACACCGACAACTAGATGGTGAACAGTACATAGAACACAGGGCTGGCAGACGCATCAAGCGTTGGCGTTCACCCACAGAAGAGTTAGATTCCACGCTATACAAAGCAACGCACAACAATCATCCTTCTGCAATCTGGACTAGAGCAAGCAAAGCCAACTATGAATGGCTATTTCGCTTGTTTGTAGAACTCCTAGACGAATACACCCACCGATATGGTAAAGTACACTCTACCTCTCGGCTGATACCACAACTCACCAACCCGCCCAGTAATATATCAGATAATGCATTTACTGAGCCACCACCAGCTATGCCCGATGAATGTAAGATCCCCGGCGATTCAATTGCCAGTTATAAGAACTATTACATTCAAGAAAAGCAGAGACTGGCAAACTGGAAACACCGAGAAACCCCATACTGGTGGCAAACCTTGGTGACCACAAGCGAGATTTGATGTGAATATAATTTCTATTCCCAGAAGTGGTGCCACGCAGTTTGGTATGGACTATGCGAATCAAAATGGACTTACTTGGCGAGGAGAGAAACGACTAGAAATGGTAGATGGATATGGGTATTACGCTCGTATGAAGCAAGGAGGGCATACGAGTGGAAAAGAATGCCAGCCCATATATCCCACCATCAATTCCTACTGGGAAGCAATGAAAGATCCATCATCGTTATGGCTGATAAACTCCCATGACGATGTGTCCGGTCATCTATATGATGCCGGGGTGTGTAGCACAATCTTACGCAAGAACTACATGCACTCATTCCATAGTATGCATAGGCTGTTCAATGAATATAGGAAGGTACACGACCTAAGTCCAAATCTTCCTTCTGTGCCGTGGTGGGTAGATGACTGGAAACCTTTCGTACAGAATCTATCATGCATCATATCATGGGTGACTGAGTATGATGTACCAGTTGTATGGTACGAAGAATACTTCCCAGATGCAGATATAGAAAGGTACAATCATCCAGATAACTGGCAATTGAGCAGGATATCGGACGGTAGCGGCAATCTAGCACACTGGCTCAATCGCTTCAACATAGAGAATAAAATGAAGGAATTAGTGAATAGAGGTTGACATTAGGCTCCAGTGTGTTATAATAGATGTATAATTTGATGAGAGGAAGTGATGAGACAAAGACTACAAGCAGGACTTGAGAGTAAGATTCTCAGACTGGAGATAATGCTCCGGGATCCATATATGAGTCTGGAGAAGTATGTTCAGATAAAAAGAGCCATCGACCGAGAGAAATTGCAGTTGGCTGACCTAAAATTGAGTGTGAGGAAGTAATGAAGACGATATTAATAGACTGTGATGGAGTATGCCTCGATTGGGAAGAGGCGTTTCTAGTCTGGATGCAACACAAAGGTTACACTCCCGCGGCAGACTACAAGCAACGATACAGCATTGACCGGTGGTTCGACTTTGACAAAGCAAAGGGCAAGACCATGGTCATGGAATTCAATGCCAGTGCGGCTATGGGATTTCTGCCTCCACTGCGAGATGCCCAACACTATATCAAGAAACTTGCTGAGAAAGATCAGTACAAGTTTGTGGCTGTCACCAGCATGAGCAGTGACCCATTTGCTCAGAAGCTAAGGATTCAAAATCTAAAGAAGCTATTCGGTCGAGAGACTTTCACTGAATTCCACATCCTAGGGTGCGGTGATGATAAAGACGATATTCTATCTGAATTGAGTAGTAAGTACAAAGGTGCATACTGGGTTGAAGATAAGATAAAGAATGCTGAAGTCGGTATGTCATTCGGACTAAAGCCTCTATTGATGGAACACGGTCACAATATGGACTACAATGGACCAGCTACCCTAGTTAAAGACTGGGAAGAAATTTACAGTATCATAACAGAGAAATGGCGCAAATGATTACATATGAGATTGCAGGGTTAATGATGTTAGTTGTTGCGGGTTGCGGCTATACATCCTATAAGCTAGGTTTCAGGCATGGTGTATTAACAGGACACATGACTGTGGTATGTCTAGTGAAAGAATACCTCTCACAATCACTTGGTGGTGACACCGGTAAGCGACTGTTCGCCAATGACATGTTTGAAAACTGGATGAAAAAATTCATGAATGAGGACTAGGGGATGTGAACAGAGTATTTGGAACTGAGAATCAGCATAGTATAATAGCGGCACCTAGATGTGGTTCCACGTCTCTGGCGCATTATTTTATTGTCGATGAAATTTCCGAGTATGCCGCAAGAAATGTTGACTCACTAGAAGCATGTTTGAATGCACCTGATCCTATCATAGTACTACGCAAACCTGCAGATAGGTCTAAGTCTGGTTCAGTGATGTCTATGAAAATGATATCAGGACTGATGCATGTACCAGGTGCAGATGATAGATACTTGAAGGGCATCTTGAATGATATGCCCAGTATCACAAAAGATCAAATGTGTAGACTAATAATAGAGCAACACTGCGGACCCTGGTTAGTTACCAATATTGGACCGCACATAAATCCAGTAGAGCCCTGGATGAAATGGGAATTCACAAAACAATATGACCTACTGTCTAAACTTAGATACATAAGATTTGAAGAGTTGGACGAATATCTACCAGATACCAAGCATGGATTTAGTGTAGACTATTCAATCGAAATGCCTGTCATTCATTACAATGAGATATATGGATGGGATCAGACTATCAGTCCTCACGACCTATATTTAGAAGAAGAATTGTACGCATATATAATACTACACGCTAAGAAGATATCACCAGCTGAATGGTTGAAATTGAAGTAGCAGAATTCCTATACTATGAGAAACCCGCATTTGACTCACATATACACAAATCCCTACGCATCTACCAGTTGCCAAACCGGCGAAGAAGACACGGAAAGAAATGTCAATCGTATTCTTCCTTGGTTCCCTTCCGATACAGAGGCTAGATTCAATGAAAATCTAGCGATGCCAGAAAAGAAGAAAGAACTTGAAGCCGCCGGTTGGTATAGGAATGACAAGATCACTGAGATATTATATCGGGTGAATGAGTTTGGATTCAGAGGTGATTCCCTATCGAGTGAAAATATATCCGAGTTGGAGAATAATTGTGTTATGTTTCTCGGATGTTCCAACATGTTTGGTGTGGGAGAGTTTGAGAAGAATACCATACCAGAGAAATTCAAAGCAATAACTGGTGAGAACGTAGTAAATCTCGGTCAGCCAGGTGGCTCATTAGATGCATGTGTCCGAGTAGCTATGCACTGGGTGCCTTTGCTCAAGCCTAAAGCTATTTTTCTACTTCACCCACCCGGAGTCCGCAGAGAGATTTACTTACCTAGTAGATTCGATGAAGCTGGTCACCAAATAGCCGCACAATGGGGTCAATGGGGACTGAGAAATGGTGCCGGATTTGAATGGTGTCATGATCCTAGTTCTGAAGGGGCTGATATTCTATCGAGGTCTTGGACATTACCCGAAGAAGAGACAGTAAGCAGAGACAAAAATATGTGGGCATTAAGAGGATTGGCAAACCAGTTTTTCGGCAATGATCACATATACCAACATCATTCATATGACCATAAAATACGCAAAGAGTCTTTAAATAAAGCAAGAGACTTAATGCACAACAACCACCTGTTCTATGAATGGTTCGCAAATAGTTGGGCGCGCCAGTGGATGAACAGAACCATAGTAAGTACCCGACCGGAGAATTAAACATTAAACTACCATCTAATTGCTATTTTTGGTGTGCATATAAATATATGCGATATGGCGGCACCATAAAATTCTACAAGTCCCTAACATGGGCAGGCTACCACACAACATGGGTCGACCCAGAAGGAGTTGAGTGGGAATACACAATGAGAAGAATGCGTAAGGTGGCTTGGTGGGTTATTCCCATTGTCTACTTTGGAGTAGTACGAGAGTTTAAACCTAACCCAAATAAAGGAAAGAAACGATGAGCGATGACACAGAAGAAGACCAAACCCCAGAAGAGATTATACTTCCAGAGCCAAGTGCAGGCGTTGATCCAGCTGACTACAACTTGACCAACATACTGGACTTCCCCAAGATGAGCGATGTAGATAAGCAGTTCTTGGAGCTAGAGAAGCAACGAGAGCAGATTGCACTACAGGCTGCCAACATTGCGGCTGTTGCTGACTATCAAAACAAAGATGTTGCGGCTCACTCCAACCCATTCTCACCTAGAGGCAATCCATTTACTGTTCAACGGAACGGGGATTATGACGACTAACCCAGAATACCCATCCATGGTATATCTTAATGGTGTTCCTCAAGGGTTGGATGTTCTTCCTAGACCTGATTTCACCAATGTACCTGTGCCGCGAGAGGATTTGAGGATACCTCTCGCTAATGTCGTTTGTGTCTGTGGTTCAAGACACAATGGAACCCCCGTCTTATACAAAAGAACTCCGGATGAGAAATCATGCGGTTGTATGTTGATGCTCTTGTCACAGGTATTTTTAGCCACACATGACTTTAAAGCAGATGATGAACTTCTGTTGATGTATCCCGGTGAGTCGGACCATTCTCCAGTCAATCAAGACCCAATCAGAGAACGTATAAAGTGTAATAACATTACATTAGTCACGGGCGATTATCGGACATTGATACCAGAGAAATATGAGGGCATTAATGTTATTCATTGGCATGATTACTTCATGGGATGTGGAAATATGTTTGACGATGCGGCTATCCAGTGGATGTCGGTACGAACTGAAACTCCAACGAAGCTATTCAACTGCTTCAATAATAGGGGTAGACCTCACCGCGATATCCTTATGGAAGTTTTCATAGAGATGGGAGTTATCACTCCACAGGGCAATAGGCTAGTAAGTGACACTGCAATATACTCCAATATATCCCAGGGCTATACTCTGGACGAGATTGAGAATATTCAAACACGTCCCTGGGGTACATTAGCTCCGTATCGTATGGGAATGGGTCCATACGATGATGCTCTGATAGATGTGGTAACAGAGACAGAAGGTGAATTTTCTATTCGCTTTACGGAGAAGACTCTGAAGCCCATACTGAGAATGAAGCCATTTCTTATTATGGGTGCTCCTGGAACTAATCAAGCATTAACAGAATTGGGATACAAGCAGTATCCTATATTTGATTATTCCTTTGACGCCATAGAAGACATGACAGGAAGAGCAAAAGCATTAGCGGCTCAGGTAGTTCAATATAGCAACGATGACATCCAGTGGATTGAAGAGCAATGCCGTGATATTGCTCTATACAATAGAGAACTGGCATTTGAGTTAGGTCTGAAGGCAAAGGATCTTCCAGCTGGCATTCCTCCCGAAGATTGGCAAGCCAATATCTATAGACAAAGCCATGATGGGTTTGAAGATTACATTCATACCCGTGACCGAGCGTATCTCAGAAGTGGTGACTGGATGGATGACCGACAGTGACAGTAGAGTCATATACACCCCAGGCTCTAAATCTCACTGCTTTTGCGGTAGAGAAAATACAAAGCCTGGCGGATGGCAATTGTCTCCGTGTCCATGTTACGGGTGGTGGCTGTTCTGGTTTTGAATATGGGTTTGCCTATGATGATGCTATAGAGGAAGATGACACAGTAATCACCAAGAATGGTGTGACACTCGTGGTAG